TAACAGTACCATCTCCTAAACTACCAAAAACTAAAGTGCCAGAAACATCTACATTACCATTCATGTCAATAGTTGTAGCAGCTATTTGTATTTCAGTATCTGCAACAATATCTAATTGACCATCAGTAGAAGAGTTGATGTATATAGCGGTGTCTCTAAATAATACTTTTTCTGTAGTGCTAATTAATATATCATCAGAAAACTGGAAGTAATCTTCATCTTCCATCCATGTTATAACACCATCATTTGTGTTAGCATTAAATGTAAGAGCTATATCGGTATCTGCACCTGTACCCATACTAATAGCATTACTAAATAATGTGGATATTGGACCACCATCACCTGCTGTGCTACCATCATGTTTATGACCTGTACTTACGTGGAAAGCTGCTAATACTGCATTAAACTCATTGTTACTATGAGCTGCTGTAATAGTATCTCCTGTCGTAAAAGTCGATTGTCTTGCTGAATAACCTGCCATTGCTTATCTCCTACCTGCTGCTGCAAATTCTAAACTGAAACCTCTCAATGAATAAGGTGCTGATGTTTCGTTTTGTTTTTCTGTAAATTGGACTGCTACTGCAAATCCTGAACCTGTTATAGGTTGTCTAATTAGTATAAATTCTGCACCACCATAAATTGAACTGCCATATGTTGATGAACCATATAATGCTAAATCAGCAACTTCTGTAAAGGGTATGCTATTAGGGTTTTGTACGTCTTGTGAACCAAAATCATATTCTAAACCTAGGTTAGTTTTTAACGCACCTTCTGGTCTATAATTTAAAATTACTCTGTGAAATCTTTTTCTAATTCCTGGGTCACCCATAGTTAAGTGTGCTGATTTGAATCTGGCTTCTAAGCTTATTGTACTGTCAGATGCATTTGTAAAAGTATTACCACTCTCTTGCTTATACACATAACCATCGTACCCACCGTGCACTGTAAATTCTACATCACTTATGTAGCCACTATCTCCACAGTTAGGTTTAATACCTCTCATATCAGAATATTCCCATCTATCGCCTCTAAAAACAGCTATAACTCCTGAGCAATCTGTTTCAGCACCTTGGTCTGCAAAAAATATTCTATATTGTGTTTTAGCTTTTATAACTACAGAACTTATCTTTTCTGCTACAGTATTATAGTTTAATTCTGTAAATCTTCTTTGTATAGGTCTAGATATAACACCTAACTCTACGTCACCAATTTTTTCTGTACCTGCAACTGTTCTTAAACCGTCAGCAGCTAAAAATACTAAGTCACCGCCTACTTCCTGTATGCTTTGTGGTGCAATACAACCTACATTAGTTGTTACTGGTTGCATTTGGAAGTCTGCTAAACTGTTTCCTGCTAATCTAAATATAGCATTTTCACAGAATATATATAACTGTTCTCTAAATACTTTTAATCCTGTTATAGTGCTTGTTACAGATATAGAACCTGCACCTTTAGCAGCACTAAACTCTCCTACAGCATATGGAGCAGAAAATATTATCTTTTGTGTTGCTGCAGACATTCCTGCATAAATAGCATGGTTTTTAAATATTTTTACAAACTTAGGGTTAGCAGGAGCACCTGTACCGTTTACATCAGTTACAGAACTATTATCATAATGTGAAGCATTGTTTGCTCCATCAGCCCATATAATTCTGTCTGTACCATCTATATTAAAAGTGTCAAAATCGTATCTACCTGCACTAGTTCTACTAGAATCTATTTGTGTTACAGAACCGTTAGATGTAGGTACTTTAAATACTTCAGTGCCTCTAGCAGCTATAACTTGATCTTTGTATACAGCCGACATAAGTATAGCACCTGTAGTGCTTCCTGAAGTTATTTCGTTTGTATTAAACTTAGCAAACCCTGAGATACGTCTATATCCGCCACCTACGTCAGGTTCAAAGTTTCTTAACTCCATAGCTTCTCCTGGTTCCATCTCAAACTGAGATTTATTCAGGACTAATCCGCCTCTGAAGTTAACTACAAATGGATTTAACATATCAGCCATTAAACGGCAAACATGTAGTTTTTACGGTTTGTCAAATCTGTTCTCATTCTTTGTAAGCCAAAACTATATTCTTGTAAGTATATCTGGGCTAATTGTGGATCGGAACGTGTAAGAAGAGTGTAATAAGAAGCCCTTTTTACTATAAGGTCGTGGTAACGAGTTGGTAAGCTAGGCGTATCGCTTGAAGCAGATAAATCTGTAGGGGTAGTAAAAAAATCAAACTCCACTGAATACGAGCTTTTGTCAGGTACAGGTGATACCCCAAATGTAAGTGCTGTAGCAGAACTGTTGGTTTTATATACATGGTCAGGCTCTGAATAGTGGCTTGGATTTTGATGTTTATCAATACTAGCGGTTCTTTGTCTCCACTCATCTTCGTTTAAATACTTTAAACTTTTAGGATGAATATTTTCTCTTACGCTTACATTATCTACAAGAACCGTAGAAGATGCTGTAGCATTTTTAATAGTTATAAAATGGGATGTAGCAGATGCTTCAAATGTAAAGTTATGATAGCTTAAATCACCCTCATCATTAGAGCCCCCTGCAGAAGTATAAGTTCCTGTATTTACATCTGTTGCTAGTGCACTTGTACCTATTGATACATTTAAACTAGGGCTTAGTGCTGTACCAGAAGTAGAAGAGTTCTTCATGGCAAAAGTTACCATGTATTGCCTACCCCTAGTTAAAGACAGTTCTTGATAAACTGCTGCTGTTCCTGAGCCTGCTGCTAAAGATAAAGAATCAGTAGAATGTGTACCTGCTCCTGTACCTGAGTTAGATGTGGTCCAACCAGTTATGTTACTATCATATGTACTGTTAGTTATAAGTTCGGTAGGTAGTAGGATAAAACTATCCCAGTCTATTGTGTTTGCTGTTGTCGGTGCAGTGTATTCCATAATACCTGCTGTTAAAACTTGTGTTCCTGCTGCAACTAAATAAGACCACTCTACTTCCGAAGTAGAAATATCTCTTATAGATTTATTTACATTTTCTTTTACTGTAGACTGTATGCCTACTGTAGCTGCTGCCGAGGTTAAGTCTGCTGAAGTAGATAGCTCAGGTTCGTTTAACTCTACTAATACTTTGTTAACTAATGTAATAAATGTTGCCATGTTTTGCCTACGTTGTTAATGGATTATAAATTAATTCTACGCCTACTAAGGCATGTACTGTACTTGCTGTTCCTGCAGTTATTGTTACTTTATCCCCTGCTTCTAATACTAAATTTATATCTGTCCAGTTTATGTAGTCTTGCCCTGCTATTGATCTGCTTCCTGATAAGGCAATATATGTAGTAGTTGATGCATCGTAGTATTCTATTTTAGCTGTCTTAGCTGATGCATTTACATTTGCTACGTTTATAAACTTTACAATCCCTTTAAAGTTACTAGGACACTCGTAGATGTCTGTCCTGTCTGTGTTCGATGGTGCAGCTCCTGCTGATATGAATGTTGAATCAGCCATTGAGCTTTCTATATAACCACCAAGCTGCCGCACCATTGGCAGGTAATAAGTATAAGAAAGTTGCAAATTCTTTCATCATAAAAGAAGAAAGACCTAGGTATAGACAAAATACAATCGCTATACATAAGAATAAATGTAACAGTTCTCTACTTATTTCTTGTGGCATAATTAATCGCTTGTTTTTTTAGTTTCTATTGAAATTACGACTTCTTGTTCTTTAGGTATATCTGCAGAAATGTTAATTGCACTTCCTGCACATCCTACTAATCCTAAACTTACAAAAAGCATTACTAATAAGTTTTTCATGTTCTTTCCTTGTAAAAAAGTGGGGAGAATTAACCCCCCACCCTAGTTAGTCATTAAGCAAACGTATCGCCTGCCTCGGCATCACCTATTCCGCCAATGTCAGCTATTAAAGCCCATACTCGGACTTTAGAGTTAACATCTGCAGTAGCAACAGTTACATCTAGTGTATCTGCTGCAGCATAAGTAACAGCAAGTTCAGCAACAGCATCGCCTGAAGCCATTTGACCTGCACCTTGAGTAGCAGCAGCAACATAAGTTACTGTACCATCTCCTAGTGCTAAAGTACCTGTACCAGTACCTGCGGTAATAACATCAATACCTGCACTCATTACTATAGAGTTAGCAGGAAGATTAATCGCTTGATAAACGTCACCACTTGTTAAATTGGTTGATGTTCCATCAATAACGGTTGATTGTACATAAGTTTTAGCAACACCATTACCAGAAACATGTCCAGTAGTGCCTGTGCCGCCTGTTTTAGTTAAAGTAGCCATTAGTTATTCTCCCCTTAATCTAATTTAACGAAAGCTTTAGCTATGGATTCAGTACGTAGTACTTTCCTACCATAAACATGTAAGCCTCGAACAATGTCAGCAAAAGATTCTGTGTCTCTAACAACTTCAGTTTTAGCAATCTGTGAAGCAGTAGATGTACTGCCTTGATGTCCTGCTAAGACTTGGTAAACGTCAGAAGTACTAGCAGCAGGCATATTGTTAGACTTATAAAGTCTAAAGCCATTTACTAGCTGAGGAACTACTAAACCATTTCTTAACTGTGAGTTAGCTTCGTTTAAGAAGTTAGCGTCAAGTAATTTTGAACTAGTTTGTTGTAATTCTTCAAAGAATCTTGGAGCAGCGACAGCCCAACGATTATCTGTTGGAACGTTTCCGTCATCTAGAAGTCTTCCTAGACGAGCAAGTACGTTAACAGGGTCGATTTCATCTGTTCCGAAACCTGTGTCGATTGAGTTTGTTGCATGGTCTGCACCGTAAGTGTTACCTGAAGTAACTGCTGAAGCGATGTCAGAAAGAACATCTGAATCATAGCTGTCTTTAAGTGCATATGCACCTGCTGACGTTGCTAGTGTTTCAAAATTAACATGTCCCTGTCTTTCTTCAATATCGTCTACTTTAAAAGCAAATGCGTTAGCTTTGTCGATAGTTAATTGAATTTCATCATCGGCTAGGTCTTGTGTATTAACAGAAGCACCTCTAGCATATGTTTGGACAGTGATTGTTGGTTCTTTTATTATTCTTACAGTATCACCAAAGTTTTCAATTTCTCCTGTATAGTCAGTGTTGGTAATATCCTCAACAACTGAAGCTTTACGGAAGAATTTAAGAACTTTTTGACTGTAAATCTCAGGTAAAAAATTACCTGAAGGCAGATTTGTATAACCTGCGGAGCTTGATATAGCCATAGTATTATCCTTGTTAGTTAAAAGTTAATAAACTAACGGATTCTGCCCTCTCTTCTTGCTAAGTCAATTTCTTTTTCGTACTTTTCAAATTCGTGAGGTTTCATCCGTCTTATTTCCTCAGATGACCATTCTTTTTTGCCTTTACTAGGTTCCGCTTTCTTTTTAGTAGGAACATAATCGGCTGCAGAATTAGCCTTCTGTTTTGATGTACGCTTTATACCTTTATCGGCTTTATACAAGTCTAGTACCCTAGAAGCCCATTTTGCATCAGTGTTGTTTTTAAGAACTCCGTCTGCAATGGATGGTGGTTGTTCGTCTAACCAACTAATAAACTCTTCATCTGATTTAATAGTCATAAAGTCTGGATGTGATCTTAAAAGTTCTTGTTCAGCTTTCTGTTTAGTTAACTGTACTCTTTCTTTTTTAAGTTCTTCAACTTCTGACTGCAGATTCTTAGTCTTATTGTCGGCTTGAGAATAAGCCACGGTCTCTATAACGTTGTAGACATCAGGATAATCCTCTTTGAACTTTTCTAGTTCTTCAGGGGTTTTAGGTGGTTTATAATTAACTCCACCATCTGATGCTTGTTTTGCTAAAGTTAAAAGTTCTGTTTCTTTACCTTTAAATTCTTCAATTTTAGCGTCATAGTGTTTCTTTAAATCATCGTACCTTTTTTTATAATTATGTTTAGGTTCTTCTGATTCGGTCTTCTCTACAAAACTATCTGTTTTTGCCTGTGGAGTAGCCTCTTGTTGAGTTTCCTCTTCTTCGGTGTCCACTATGGGTTCGTCTTCTAGTTCGTTTCTGTAAGCTCCTTTATATGGAGCTGATTCTAGTTCTTGTTCTTCCTTTTGGTTTTCTTCGTTCATCTGTACCTCAATGGGGGCTGTTTGCTGCAGGTAGCCCATATTAGTTATTAAAGTGATAGGG